CTTACTGCAAAGGGAAGTACATCTACGAGATCAAATCTCACTTCAAGATTTCCCACCTAAACAGCTCGAAGTAGTAGTATCATAATATCAAACCAACGCATACGTTCAGAAAACGTGTGAGTTGAACGACACCAACATGATAATTAAGTACTAATACTTAGGAAAAGGATACCTCTACGGGAATAAAGATATTATGTACCCAGCAACACTGCTAGCACTTGCTGGAATAGTGCTTTAAACCAAGGTCATCACATACGTACACCTAACATGCTATGCATGTTTCGATTAACATCCGTTGTTGTGTGCCTTTCCGTGTCCTCTTCCGTTGTTCCGACACTACCGTCCAAGCCAAATAGTTTTGTTCGCGCATTCTTCAATGCAGCCGCCTTCATTTGTGCTTGTGCCTCTCTCGCTCTAACTGGTGTTCTAGAGGTGATTTCCATGAAATCAAATGCATATTGTGCGAGGCTCATGTCGGTTAAATTTCTTTTTAAGGCGTATCGAGGCATATATGGCTTGTCCATATTCCTCTTGACTATGTACGCTTCCGCTAGCTCGGAAAAGTGTGCCATAATCTGTCTAAGTGTGGGTTTCGCATGATCTAAGAGTGGTTTGATAGGAAATTCAACTTGTGTCTCGCCATCCATCATAACCCACATTCCATTTAAGTTTGGTGATGTTCCATTTTCAATACACCAAACCATCAAGCCATTGAGTACAATCTGCATCTGGTTATCGTCGATTCCATAATCCATTTTAACACCATCATACCATGAATCGAATTGTGCTTGTGTGGCTCTAGTGTTATACATGTCTGTTTGCTTGGGTGTGTATACCAGAAGATGATCTAAATTCACAACTGATTTTCCTCTGACCATTGGCAAATTAAGCTTATTGGCAATGTTCTTCAACCTTGGAACCGCTAACGTCCCCACACTGCCAACATTAACATCTGGTTCACTCAGTCTTTGTCCACTCGTTGTTGCTTCTGGAGTGCTTTGTTTTTGTCGTGCACCTTGCTCCTGACCAGCATCAATTTCAGGATCAACGTCAGCTTGGAAAACGTATTCTTGCAGTCCTTCATCATCCATGGGTTTCATTGCCAACAAATACTGAGCAATTTCATCTTCCTTAGCTTGCTCGCCTGTGTATAACGCTTTCATTGCCACCTCTGAAATGTACGGTGCTTTACCTTGAGCAGATAATTCATTGTACGGTTCCTGGTGCAACACCCAGTAATAGAATTTTCTGATCTCCTGCAGTAATTCATCATGACCCCATGCTTCAATCATCGATGCACAAATAGCTTCAAGTCTGTGCTCTGGCAATTCAGCTCTATCCCATTCCAAAATTGAAACGATGCGCTCTCTCTCCAACTTTGGTATGTACATTCCCTCCCTTTCAACACCCTGATGCGACATGAACCACAACTCAGTCTTGTCTTTCGTACGCGAAGTGAATGTATATTTGAGTCCTAATTGGAGGAAGTTTTCCTGAAACTTATCAAGCAAACACTCCATATCTGGCCTGATCGCTATAAGCAAATCATCACCATTAATGAAGTATTTGATGAAAGATTCATGACTCTCTGAGATCCCACACACTTCAAGCGAATAACACACAGCAAGCATAACCATTATAGTGTTGTCAACCACTGTAGATGGCTGTCCACTATTATTTCCTTTGAATTTCTTCACAATCGTTCCATCTGGAGTTGCAATTGGCGTGTAAACAATTTCTGTGTATAGGTTCTGTAACATAACGCGACCGATATCCCAATCCTCCATAAAATTGAGTCTTAAATTTAAGACAGCATTGATGAGATACGGAGAAAGCGAACTATCAAATTGGGAACCATCGGCATCACAATAGACCCACCCATCGGGTAATTGGCGAAGTAAGGTGTCCCAACCTTTGTAGAATTTTGTCATTCCAACACTCGAGGGCAACTTGAAGTGTAATGAGTAGAATTGGTTGTTGAAGTCATCCACACACGTCTTCCCTCCGAGTAATGTATCGATTGGTGCCGCCGTGAATGAACGAGTTTTGTTCTGAATACACTTTTCCTTCGGTCTAAGCTCTGCTTTCAAAGAACCATTCCACACACCCATCTTTCCAAGAAATAGTCGTTTACAACTTTCCTCTAGTAATTGCTCCTTCTCACCCTCTGAAAATCCAGATAAGTACTCTCCTTTCTTCCCTCTGTATAGCGCACCTGTTGCAGCTTTCTTGTTCAGTGCACCAAATATTTCCTCAGGGTCTGTTATGTATGCACACTCCTTGAATCCGACTGTTTCAAAAATCCTTATTACTTGCTCATATGCGTTCTCGAACGCATCACAATGTACTTGGCCAACTTCAATAATCGATGCGTATTTCTTCAGATCTTTTACATATGCATCCCTGTTTAGTCGACTCTTTTGATACTCTCCCATCAGCGGTGTGAAATATTCCTTCGCTCCCTCATGCAGTTCAAGATAATTTGCAAATAAAGCACACTTCCCGCGAACCACATGTTTTGTGACCAAGTTATTAGGAATTGTTCCAACTGCCTTAAGATTGCCTTCTAGTTGTGAGAAAAGCCATCTTTGTTGAAAACCAGCTTGAAAACTCCATTCTGTCGAATCAAAGTCGGAAATCTCTTTCGAGATTTTGAATAAACCATCTGGTTGATCACCTCTGATGTTGATGGCGCCCCAATTCGCTTTATCTACATTTAACCTCCACTTCTTTGTCCAATCTAAAGCATCAATCTTAGCAAGAATCTTTTCCTCAAAATCCCCAGGCACGTTTGTGAACATGTTGGTGGTGCTAACTGTACTTGTCAGACTATGAAGACCAAGAACATTTCCATCTTTAACAGAAACAATTGGCAAACCGCATTGTCCATCCTTAGTCGAAATCCAATGCTTAGTGAATGCTTCAGATGGTGCTGCGGCTGTAAAGCTAGCCTCCGACACTGTGCTGCTAATGCTCTTGGTTTGGAAATTAGAACCCACCAAACAAACTTTCTCTCCTTTATCAACGCAACGAAACTTCAATTTCCTTGGGAATGGGGGAAAATCCTTTGGCAACTTGATAAGGATTATATCTCGGCCTTCAATTGGATACAATGGGAGCTGTGTGGTGTTCTTAACGTTGAATTCACCATGGTGCGATTTGATAGATAACGTTCCATTGTTATTTCTGAATAGATGTTGATTTGCAATAATTACAGATCCATAACCAATGCCAAATAATGTAGTCACAACCCCATCTGATATATTCTGAAGACTACAAATTGTAGACGCTATCGGATTATAATCACGCAAACCGTGGAATGTTGAGGCACTTTCGAACTCCATCTCAGACCCAATTTCATTTCGCTTCGGTAATTGATCAGCTGATACAAATGTTGGCTTACCTGTTTGTCTCAACTCATGTTCTCGTTCAGGGTACCCAGCAATATTCGCAATATTGTCACACAGTCTCAGTGGATTATGCGGTGTTAGGTCAATTTTAAGAACTTCCTTTGCTGCATCTTTAACGAAGTATGCCTCGATAGCTGGATTCCAAACAATTCTCTCCTTCTCTATATCACCATCCCGCATCATCTGCCTTCGAATCTTGCCAAAATGATCTTGTACGAGCGACAGGTCTGTCATCACATTCTCATCAAGCGTGGCACCTGTAACAGGGTCCACATACCGTGCAAACGAATAATCTGTGACATCAAAACCATACATATTTATAAATCGTCTGAGTTTGTGTCCCATACCATGTGTATTCCCTTTGCTCCTTCCTTTCGCTGTGTATTTTGAACCGAAGAAGTGTTCTAGGTCAGCGTCTTCCCCATACACTTCACGTGCCATTCTATTATCCCGTGCCTCACGAAATTTGAGTTTCTGACGTTGTCTCTTGTTCTTTGCCTCAAATTGGAATGTGTTCGCCATTGTATCCTTAAAGTGGGTACACAACATCCAAGCACCTCCAATTAACACCGTTCCAACAACAATTGCATCGGTTGTGATAATGCTTCTATTCCAATGTCCTTTCAATTGAAGATGCTTACTCATTTCATGCTCTGATTGGAAATACATGCACTCAAGCGCACCACTATTACCAATTTTGTTGACACATTCCCAATCTAACGTGATATTCTTGAACTCAAGGAGCTGCCCTTTTGCTGCTTGTAACACACCTATGTTCTCTGCTGTGTGGTTCGTCATATGTCTCGTCTTGATAGCATTAATGATTGAAGTGAGACTGAAATTCGATGTTGACACAGAGGTACTAGTAACGCTATCAAAATATGCCTTCTTCCGTTGCTCAGATTCAATTAACTTGTCAAGTATTGCGATGGTTCGTTGCAATGAGCAAGGATCGGTTTGTAGAGTGTATGCAATCTTTGCAGCACTGGCGCTCGTGATTCTCCCAAAGCCACTGTCGTGTCTATGCGCAAGTACTGTCTTATGTAACTCAACCATCAATTTCTCTGGTATATCACGTGAGAAGAATGGGATTGTGATATCATCCTCAATGTTTAGTCGACATCCGTGCATTGCGTATTCCTTCGCAGTTTTCCATGTCTTTTGACTAGCAGTTGGTATTGCAAGCTTATTCAATGTAATATCCGAATCGCGCAGTTTATACGGTACAAGTAATTTGTGGACTGATGCATGCATTGTTCCATCAAATCTAACCAGTGGTGCTGTGTAGAAAATTGGTAGTTCGAAATGTAGCATTGTCCTGGCTTGCAAAACAGTACACTCACTCAAAATGCTTGTTGATACACCCTCAGTAATTACAGGCAATCCATAAGTAAAGCTATAAAATGCTGCTTCCGTCGCAGTCATACTTGGCACTGCTTGTAAACCTCGCTCTGTGGACCCAATTCTGAGAGCCACTCCATTCTTAAATCTACCAACACGACCCAGTCGTTGTATGCGTTCACCATATGAAACATTCACTTTCCTATATCGAATGAGCCGCGCATCTGGATCCATTTCAGGAACAACCTTTGTGCCGAAGTCAACCACAACATCAATGTCAAGTGTCACGCCATTTTCTATGATGTTAGTTGCAACCACAAAGTGCTTTTTGTCCTTTGTACCACATGTCTCAATCTCAGTTCTACCAACTTTCATTGTTCTGCCATCAACTTTCGTCACTTTGTAGTTCTTTTCTATTAGCAGCTTGCTTAATAGATCCACTTCATTATAGCTAGCGACATATACAAGTATATTGTCGCCCTTAGCTGTGATATCGCTGTTTGCCTTCGTGCCCAAATTTGTAACAAACTGCTGTATCGTCAAATCATCTTCAATGAGCAATTCCACAGGTTTCTGTGTACTAAATTCCACTTCCCGTCCCGGTGGTGTAGCTGAAACCTTCAAAATCTTCCCTCCAAACGAGTATTCAGCTAACAAACACCGAAAAGCCATCGCGTTGGCATCATGCACGTGGCACTCATCAAATACAATGTGTTTCAACTCATTAAGTCGACTTACATTATTGGCAAAATAATGCAAGGCAAACCCACTTGTCATGATTGTTATCGGTGATGAGCCAACATGTGTTACCCCTCTCATTCGCAATGTGGGATTGATGTAAAAAGGTTCTTTCTTGAGCTGTTTATACACATTTTCAGCGAGAGGTCTTGTTGGTTCAATCAGAAGAACTCCACCTTTATTGCTCAGATGAAAAGGTAAACCCGTTGATTTACCAGATCCAACCGCTCCACGCACAAGGTAATCAAGATGAGGTCCATGTGCTATTTCATTCGCCACTGAAACTGCATTCTCCCGTGTGAATTCAATGAAATGTCCCTCCGTGCGGTAATGAGGAATCACATTGTTATGTAGCAGCTGGTTATCCCACCACTGTGAAAAAGTTGCGCCTCCCATTAGAGTCATGCTCTCATTGTCACTCTGAAGCTCAAAATCAATAGTCATGTTTTTCTCTTCAAGTATATCATTCACATCATCCAAGCTTTGAAACTTCATTGGCTCTGCCTCAACAACACCTATAAGATTCTTGAGTTTATTGAGCACTTTGTAAACGACATCACTCCTCTCAGCGTCAAACACCATCAAAAGTAACGCGGACACAGCTACTACACGTTCCAAGTTTCTCTCCCCATCTGTCTTTGCTTGAAAAATATAATCACCAAGGTTATACTCACCATCAAACCATGTTAAAAGCTCTGGAGATATCTGGCCCAGTCGATCTCGAAATTCCTCGACTGTAGGAAGAGCTTTTGTTTCAAGTCCAAGTTCTTTGTAAATAGCTCCTGCGAGTCTAGCATTTCGTTCATCCACAACGGTCTTCTCCTTTTCCTTCAATTGTTTATACTCGATAATGTGCATAAATACATTCCTATATACAGCTAATAGCAAGCCAAATACAGTTAACACATTCACGAAGTGTAGTAAGTCAGGAAATAAGTATTTACATTGCCCAACAATCGCACACGTGGCTCTACCAATCATGTTGTACATTTTTCTTTCTACACTCTTCTTTAAGCCTTTCAGTTTCTTGACGAATTTGCGTTTCAGTAACCCACATGTAGCACTCACAGAGGTAGAATACCTGCCTACTATACCGTTCTTGTTTTCCAGTTCCACAAACCCCAAATATTTTTGACGCAATTGTCGTGAACGCATAGTTAAAACAAATCTTTCCCGCCAAGTGAGCTCGCGCCACGAATCCTCTAAAGTTTCCATGTAGCTTTTTTCTAGAATGTCAGCTGAACTTAACTTGAATGCATAAAAACCATTATCCCTCACAGCCTTATCAGTTTTGAACTCCTCATCCATCATCGTTAAAGCCACAATCGCACTATCAATAGATTTACAAGGTAAGAAAGTGTGATCCGTCGCTCGCAACAAGTGTCCAGCATTTTCTTCAATGATGCGCTTCTGTTCAACTAAAACTTTACTAACTGAAACCTTTGCAGCTAATATTGATAACATTGTCATGATTTGTGCAATATTATGGTCCTTGTGAATCCACATTCTAGTTGCCAATTCTAAAGTCCCACTGTTGAACAATGCTATCAAAACTCCAGGTGAAGTTACCGCTAGTAACACCATGTACGGTTCGCTTTCAAGTATATCTTTCATTAAGCTCTCTTTATAAATTGCTTTGATAAGCGTTTTAAAGTTTGTGTGCACCAATTCAGAAGCAATAAACTTACCACCAACTCTGTAATGTTTAAGCTCCGAATGTACATCATTTGCTGAAAACAGCATGAACTGGTTGATCGTATTAGCTTTCAGGATGTGGTAACCAGTGTCAAATGATCCATATGAGTCAATGACATGCATCATCTTGCTAGTGTGATCCACGTAAATTCTAGGCAATTCTGCATTTGTTGTATCTGGAAAGAATACGGTTAAGAGTCGGCACGCGGTTGCGACGTCCATAACTGTTGGCCACTCACCTAACTTAGGTATCAACATGTCACGCACCATTTTCGTAAATGCTTTAGCTTGATCTTCTCTCACATTGATCAACATAGCAAAGAAAATATTTATATAACAGTAACCGTCTTTTGCTATATACATTTGTTGATCTGTGTCTTGCGGCAAGTCCACAAATTTTGCATCTCCAGCACTACCCAAAACTAAATGATGCTTCGTTGGTGCTTGAAAAGCTGATTCAATTGGTTGACCATCTTCAGTAGTCACACAACAGCATTGGTATACGTACGCACCATTTCGTTTGCTTGTGCACTCCTCTGTTACATCAAACTTATGCACGCAATTTCCTGTCATTTGCTGTCTAAACACTTCTAAATTCGTTGAAACAATCAATTTGTCGATAGCAAGTGCTCTCTCCCCATTTGGATTCTTCCTTCGTACATAATCAGCATAGCCACGCCGTGGGTCAATCTTGACAAAGTAATTACTAAGAAATCGCTTTGCGTGATACCCTCTTTGTCCCCATACAAAGTTGCCATTTTTGTCTAGCTGGTTGTCACATAAAAGATCTGCGTTGAAATGTGACTTCGCAGATGCTTTGTTACGAAATCGAGCTGTTTTTGACTCCGTGATAATGTCCGTTCGATTTTTCAGATATCTGGCTACCTCAAGAAGATGGGTTGATGCTCTTTCGAAATCTTCGGTTGTTGCCTCACCACACTTGATTAAAATGTCATTAATTTCACGCACGTGTGTGTATGGTGCATCTTTCCTGTCAAACACTATTGCATTGGTGAAACCAAATGCGTCAGTGTTATTGTTCGTCAAACACACAGCCCTACCCAAATTTTCAAGAATAATTGGTATTTGAGCAAATTCCTTGTAATTCACGTTCATTTCTGCTAGTGCATGATCAATCCTCGGTTTGATTAACTGACCGTACTCCAATCGAGTTAAATGTGTGAAGTTGCGAACACAATTTTGGCATGTTATGCGTCCACATGGGAATATCGTCTGTATCAAAGTACCTGCCAATTCACCACACTTAGTCACCTTGAAATTTGATTCACATTGATGGTCAAAGTCGAACGGTTTATTTTGAAGGAATTTGCGATTTAAGCCATCCCAGAAATTGTGTGCAACATCCTTTGAATATTCATGAATGCGCAGTAGTTGCTCAATCTCTAAATGTACGCGCGCATCTATGAGCTCACCATCTAACCTCCCACGAATAATCATATAGTCGTGAGATTGCTCTTTACCACTCATGCACCAACTTGGGATAATTAATCCGCTATCCCCAGGCTTGATCAGTTGGCCGTCAATGCGTTTATTCACTTGTATTCCCCGATTCCATGTATTCACAAGATGCATGAGATTATTGCAGTTCTTAATCTCTTGATGGTGCTTCTCACCATTCATATGAGGTAATTGACACCGTAGCAGTGCCATACCAAAACGGTGAACACGGGAAATCACATGTTCAGCGCGTTTTTCCACCACACAGATTTCAAGTTTGGACCTATCTGATATCTTAAATAATGCATGCATAATAGATCCAATGTCACATTCAACCACGTTCTTCTTAACCATCTTTCTATCCCTCTTCAGTGAAGCGACAACAGGAAGTTTGATGTCTTGAACTTCCTCAACTACTGCCACTTCATTCGTCACTCTAGACACAATCTTCGTGAGAATTTGAGGTGGTATGGTTAGATCATTTCTTCTATTCTCATGCCATGCTTCCTTCTCTGTTTTTATGTGCACCTCTTTCGTTGTCATTCGACGTGTAGTATACACACCACGAACCTTTATCACTTTCTGTGGCCCCATCTTAGCGCGACGCAGATCACACTGTTTTTCCAATTCCGTAAAAGCATTTTCTCTATGCTTTCGCTCATGTTCCATTCGCGTGCGAGCCACATTAGCTGCATAGCTCATTCCATTTGATCCTCGTGGCTTGGGAAGTGAACTCACTGAAGCTATGTGTTTCGCCAGCACAAAGGTCTTGTTCTTGTCCAAAGCTACGTTTGATACGCTAGCTGTTGATGTCGTGGTGGTTCCTAACTCTCTCTCAGGAATGTTAGGAATAACACTTTGCACATGGCTTGTGCACACAGGTGCACAAGTTTTAACATCCTTCTTCTCAATTAATTCACTTGTGACGCAAGGGGCTACGACAGTTTCAAATCCTTGAACGGTCACAGGAATGCGCTCAATAGTTTTTACTTCAACATCTTTCCATTTCGGGAAGATGTTCTTGATTGTCTGGATGTGTTGTCTAGCAGGTCCAACCACAGCCATCATACCACATATGTGGCACGTCCCACCACGAGCGAGATCATCGACTTTGATGGCCCTCGCAAGGCTACTCTTTGTGTATGCGCTCAGTGCAGCGCATCCCACACCACAGCCAATCTTGACTGTGCACTCCTCCACCTCATGGCATAGCTGGCGAACCAGCCTCACCATTTCCTTGTCTTCATATTTGGTTATTGCAACCGGCTTGATGGTGGTTTTCACACCAACATTCAATTTGAAGTCTCCAACCATGAATGAAGTTGTCATTTTGAAAAGTTTTTGAAATCTGAAATTGAGTTCTTAAACACGAGAATTCGAGAATACGAGATTTTGTTTGCGTTTTCGATGTATGTTGTATTGAG